TTCCTTTATGATCTGTGTGTGATTGGAATATTCCCATGTTCCTGATACTGCACCTGTTGGCTGTCCTGATCCTTCAGAGAAGGCACTGGATATAATCACAATTTCTTCTCCTGCGGTGAGTGCGGGAAACTGGTCGGTTATCTCATTGAGACGTACCGTGATTACAGGGGCTCCCGGAACGGCTACGTTTCTGGTAATGACTATTCCTGTAACCTCATTCGGAAATAAGATTTCGTCATATAACCTAACATAGAAATTATTATTAGCATCAAGATCCAAGGGGTCAAGTGTAAACGATATGTTTGCGCCCACTGCGGGTTGTGCAACATTAGCGAGAACATGAATAACCTCGTGAATATGATTGTCTTCAAAGTGTCCATATACGTCATTCGCAACCGGAAGTTCAAATCCCATGGATCTGATCAACTGGAAGTAGGATGCACCCTGATCTCCGAACCTGTTGAATAACACGTTCATTATCTCCGGCTTGTGAATATCAAAGCCTGATACGATATCTGAGGCATATATTTGAGCAATAGCTTCTGGTCCCATTTGTTTAATTTTTAATTGTGAATACTATTTAAGAATACATTGCCTCTTGTGATTACTGTCTTAAAAAAATTACCTTTTTGTTTCCATTTCGTACGCCTTCTTACGCTGTTCTTCCTCTGTCGATGGCAATCCACTTGGAGGTGGCGTGTCGGTGTTCTTCGATGAAGGATTGTGGTAAACTTTTAATATCTCCTCTTCGGTCATACTCCTCGCACGCTCAAATATGGCATGGTAGATTTCTTCACGATGAGAAAATAAAATATCGGAGTACATTGCTTGCGCAACACTCTTGACATTTGCTTCATTAACTTCCATCTGGTTGCTAACAGCATAATCAAGAGCATTTTGTAATAAGGACTTTTTCGCCTCCTCTGGTAATACAAAGTTGATGATTGGCTCCTTTCCTCCTTTGAGCGTTATCGGAATCTTTGCAAACTCCTCACCCATTTTTTCATTTACCGTTGTCCAAACAGTCTTCTGTTTTGTTTCAATTTCAGGCGTCCACTTTTTCGGATCTGGCACATCTACCGGAATCTCTGGCATCTTGATCTTACCCTTAAGTTCCTGTAACTTCGTTTTCGCTTTTTCTGCATCAATAGATACATCCATTAAGTTATCACGAAGTTCATCTTCGGTAAGGTCTCCTGCCTCAACTTTTGCTTTGTCCACATTGTATTTCCTCTCGAAATACTTTTGTACCTCCTGTGGAGTATAGCTTGCAAAACGAGGATTCTCAATGACATGAAGTAGTGCTAACGCATCTATGTCAGACATATTTGCCACATCTGCTACATTAATCTTATTGAAAATCGCTTCATTTTTAATTCCCGTCTCCCTGGCAAACTCATTATACTTTGCAATCTCGTCAGTAGCAAAGTTATGTTTTGGCTTTTTGGAAAGCCGAGTTTCAAGATCCTGAGTCTTCTGTCTCAGAGTCGTCAGTTCTTGAAGGGATGCGGGTATATTTGCTTTTTTAAAGTCCTCGACTGTCGTAAACTGATCTCCCCACATCTCATGGAGCATGGCAGTGCGGATAGTCTCTGGATCGGGTACTTCTGTTTTGATTTCCGGTTTTATCTCCGGTTTTATTTCTGGCTTTATCTCGGGTTTGATTTCAGGTTTTACACCTGCTTTTCCACCTTTGCCTTTAGAAATTTGTTCTGTGATTGCTGCCGTGTCAACTCCTTCTATTTTTAATAGAGCGTCCATTTCTGCGTTTCTGCCATCATTCTCTGCCATAGTATTTTCTTGTTTTTAGTTTAACAAAGATATATAAATAATTACATTGCAGTTGCAGGTTGCAACTCTGCTGCTTTCTCAACTATGTTAAGGGAACTTTGCGTGCCGAGTTTCTCCATGTCCCTCGTATGTTGTGTTATTTTATACTTCTCGTCAAGAATCAACTTGCCTTCATACAATCTTAATGCCTCGTCTGTTTTGATTTTTTCCTCATCTTTCATTAGTTGATCTTTGAGTTTTATTGCCTCTTGTTCACGTTGTTTGTCGAGGTTCATGTTGGCTTCTTGTAGTTTCTGTTGTTTTTCTTTGTTCTTTTTGGTCTTATGGTTTAGATATGCCTCTGCATATTTTAAACTTCCACTCTCCAAAAGTCTTTCTATCATCAAAAAGTCCGGTAATTCGATTCCAATAATTCCGTCCCTATCTGGAGACATCGCTTTCACTGCTGCATCCAAAATGGATTGTTTACGTTTATCAGTAGGCTTTGCCTCATATTTGATGAAATAGTTAGCATCCACAGTATCGGCTCCGACACTTATCACCTGCACTCCCATGTTGCCTATCACTGGCATATAACCCGTATAAGCTTCTTTGTCGTGTTTTATGAGTAATTGTAATCTCAGGGATATGTTCTTTGCCGTTTGTTCTTTAAGGCTTATATAACCACTATAAATTGATCTCAGTGCATTGTTCGTTGCTGCCATTGCTATCTCTGAGCCACCTACCGATTGTTCGGGATTAGGTGCAGAAGCATCTGCGATCTGACTTATGCCCGTCATGTCACGTATGGCATTCATATTAACCTCCCATACAGTAATGAAGTCATTTAATTGCTGTCCAATACCTCCCTGTAATTCCTGTATTGGCTTATATCCTCCCGGCATATTGGGATTACCTTTATGGGTGGATGCCTTATAGAGCAAGTCTCCTGTTTGTGTTAATATCTTTAAGATATCAAGAGGAGTCATCTTATCCTTCCCCAGAGTTATATTTTGAAGCGATGTGACCTCAATAGCTATACCGGATGGTCTGGCTTTGGCAATAGCATTCTGTAACTTAAAATAGGCAATTACCATCTGGTGTACATGTGTCTCTGCAAGGCTTACAAGTGATCTGTATGGTAGTTTGTAAAGATGATACGACAACTCCACTTCTTTCTTTCCCGGACGTGGAACATCATACTGCAATCCAAAATCATATATGTAGTTAGTGCCAATAATCCACTTCCCCTTGTAAACAACTTTTATATCGAATTTCTCAGTCTTTCTTTTATCGGTGTCATATACCTTTCCATATTCCGAATCATAGGATAATGAATTACCAAACTGAGTCTGTCGTGTAGTTCTGTACCGACTGTTTGTAGAGAACCATTCTGAGTCTAACACATCGACTAAAAAGCCATCGTATGTTGCTGTGTGCGTGTCGGTGTCAAAATAATATCTGTCAAGATCAGGATTCCCGCCTACTCCTCCATATTGCCTTGCCAATGCAAGTAGTTCACTTTCGGGTATGTCGGGATTAAGTTTCCTGAGGTCAGAGACGAGTACCTGTATTATCTCACCTCCATATTCCATGTTTTTATGACCAACTTGTTTTGAATATTGCCCTACATAGGATTCGGGATCGACATATCTCGTTTTTACTTTTTTGACGTATGGATCGGTGTAATCTTTTGTGGCTGCACAGTTGATGACACAGAGATCACGGGTAATCTGTTTTTTAATCTCTTTCCAGTCGGATATATAAAACGTGTAATCCAATCCCTGCTCAATCTCAATTTCCTTTGCAAGTTTAAACCCTCCTGCTCCATCATATAACTCCAACTCTTCCATTGACTCAGGTACATAGTCTCCTGACCTGTCAATGCCCATGGATTTATCAATATAATCGAGTGTTTCTTTAAACTTCATCCGGTACTGCATATCGAGTTTTGCAGCTTCTTTCTCATCTGTACTAGAAGGGTCAACTGCTGTGGCGACTACCTGATGATCAGTTTGCTCTAACATGCCCTCCACTATTCTGAGAAACTTAGGAAGGATACATGGTGCGTCCCAATTAATATTCATGTAGCCGGTCATGGCTGCACCGGGTTCGGTGATATCGAGTAAGATTTTCTGGTATTGTTTGATGTCCTGTCTCCCGTCTGCAAGTTGCCGGAGTGATCTAAACTCACCTACGGAACTGTATGGTATTGCCGTTTTCCCCTGACGGTATCTCGCATACATGGCTTGCATCCACTTCAATCCCCATTTTTCATTCTTGTCAAGAGGGTTAATATCATCCTTTGGGAAAGAGTACCCTCCTTTGGTGTATGCTTCAAGTGAAATTGCCATCTTTTAGAAAGATTTTCAACAAAGTTAGTCTTTTATCAATTAACTATACACACGTTTTTTCAAATAACTGTCTATCGTGTACTCCCGTTCATTCAAGGCAGCTATCTCATCATATATGCCACGAGTGCCAAGTAGTGCGTATCCTCCTGCTGTGAATAGGTCATAATTAGTCATGTCCTCGGGTCCATCAATATCCCTACACTCCTCCAATACTTCGATATGCGTTTCAATATCAGCTTCATTTTCAATCCATGTCATGTACTCGGTAAAAATATCCTGTTTGACCTTATTTGCTGTCGTCCCGGGTGTCTTATTGACCTCAAAGTTTTTCGGGTCAACCTTGTAAAGCAGATATTCCCCATACCCTCTCTCGACAAAGTAATCCCAGAGCAGGGGTACATCAATCTCAGGAAACATCTTAACACCAAAGTAGATACACATCATAAGCATGTCCTCTGCATAGATGTTCTTATCAAATGTCCTCTGAGCGTAGATACATACAAACTTACGCTTCATTGAAAAGTCATTGTCCTTTATCTTCCCCTTGCGTATGACGGCTCCTCCTCCTTTTGACTTGCGGTTCCCTTCGGTTATGTTGAACTTAAACGGGTCGCCTCCTGCTACTCCCCATGAGGTATTGCTTGGTTCAATCTGTCCATCATCATTTATAAAATGTAGATTCGATTCATTGTCGTTTAACTGGTGGCTGACCTTAAATTTCCCCTGCGGGTTTTCTGTAAAGATTACCCGACTATCCCTTACATTACCTTTCCAACTGAAGTTGCCCGTGGCAATAGGTTGCCTACCAAATGATAATTCATCAATATATGTTTCGAGTTTATTCATATTGAAGCCTGAAGACTTTGCGGCTGTTCTGAAACATTCTATGAACCTTATGGGATAAAGTCTTATCTCTTCTGATAAAGACTCCTGATCATCAACAAAAGCACTACGCCTGTTTAACAGAAACTCCTTCGCTCCTACTTCTCTCTTGACATATTCGGACTGATCGCTTATTAGATTGTTTATGATCTTATTACTGCGCTTATCAGAGGATTCCAATCTGTCGTATGCGATGTATGCCGATTGTTCTTTTGTTGGTGTCCCGATAATACTCATCCCGTATTGGTCAATGAATCCTTCAAGCCCATCATAGGCAGGGATGAACAATGTAGCAAGTCCTGATTTAGTCTGCCCGTTCTGAGTACGCTCATAGAACCGACTCATCTTACACTGATGCTTAAACATCTTTCCTCCTCCTTTTTCCATCTCTCCAACCGTGGATGTTTTGATAGTAAATCCAATGATCTTACTTCCTATTACAAGACACTCTTTTACAACGGTATGCCTATCCCAACATGATAATCCTTTTTTCAGCTTACCAACTTCATCGTCATGGTGAAAATAGAGTTTGTCACCATCATAGGCAGAAGCATCTGCCATCTCATAGCCAATGCTTGACTCGAGTCCGAGTTCCGAAGTTGATAAAGAACCTCGTGATGACAATCTCTTCGCCGGAGGAGAAAAGGATAACTCTGTCTTTGGTGAAGTAGAACCTTCATAATTTGGCTTAAAGAAAAATGGAAGTTTTTTCCATGGTGCCACAAGATGCCTGAGAAAGCATTTACGAGCCTGTATATCATTCATGGACTGTATTCCCCCAAATGCGTTCATCGTGCGTGAGATGATCTCATAACAGATACATTCAGCCTTATATGTGGCTCCTTCACGTCTGTGTTTTGGATAATTAAATCCATAGAATAATCTTCGACTAAAATCTACCCAGATATATTTCCCCTTATCATTCTTTATTGCCAAGCCATCCTTATCGACCCGTGGAGCTTTCGTTTCAGTATAGATGTAACGGGCAAATAAGAAAAATCTCCTATCCCTATCCCTGTATATTGGTAGTCCGACATCTATTTTCCACCATCCACAATAGAAATAGTGCCATCCGTCAATATATGTAGGTATGCCATTGTTGTAAAACCAATACCCATTAAGCCTGCGTTCCCATTGTAGTCGTATAAATGCTATTTCCTCCTCGTATATGTCGGGATGCGTTTCAAGTTCCTCCCATGCTTCATCAAGGGTCTCATACTTAACCTGTAATTCTTTTAGTCGCTTTGGAAGTTTCGGAGGATGCCACAGTTGCTCCCGTGCAGGCATACCCCAATTATCTATCAGGTGTGGCTCAGGAGGTTCAGGAAGGATTATTTCTATTGGTGTCAGGTCTTTATCATCAATGTTAACCCATACGCTTTTATCTGCATCTTCGTACTGCGAGAGTATCTGAGCATCAACTTCTTTGTAATAGCGTTTGAGTAATGCGAGATGATTCATATATTGCCTTCTTGAAGTACCAATGTTACACCATTTTTCATTTGTGCTGAATGATCACACCAATTTTTAGACCTCTCATAATTATCTTTCATTGCAGGAATCATGTCAAAATACATTTTTTCGGTAAGATTATTACATATATAGACCATGTCTTCAACACTACTGGCAATGAACATTCCATTGATATTAAAATAGTTCTCTATATTCTTACACCCGTAATATATCGGAACGGTCATTGACTGGAAGCAATCAACAATCTTTTCGCTGAAATAATTTTTAATCAATGTATTCTCTATTGCTATATGAAACATGGAATCAAATAAAGGTTCTTTTGAAGATCCTAATATGGTCCCTGTACTATAATCAGCACCATCAAAATGTACAAAATGGTGACTATGAGGCGCATTGCCGCTCAGATAAAATTCTTTCGGCATAGTGATATATTCCCTGCTTCTCCATAACTCATGCCTCATTGTATACCCTTCCATTGCTAGGTCATTTTTCCCGCCAACAACTGTTGAAACACTAAACCTCTTTTGTTTTGATACGAACCCTCTGACCCATGCGTTAACACAATTAAACAGTCTGGCTTTAGGATTAGTAGTAAGTATCTCATCATGAAAAGTTAGCAGAAAAGTATATAAATCCATCCTCTCTTTCATCTGGTAATAAATCGGGGTTTTCTTAGGCTCTTCTAAGATAACTATACGAATATGGCCATTAAGAATAGGCATCATGTCGCACTGATCAATATAAACGTCAACATTTTTATCTGTATCAATATCTATGTTAATTGGATAAGCATAATGAAATTTAACTTTCATACTTCTGCAATTAATATATCATTTGGAACATAGCCATCTTCAAATGTGAAAATATAGGAAGGGTTAATCAAAATTATTTTCTGCTTCAATACATCAACAGATAATCCAAGTCCGTAATTACTTAAGTCACGAACATCATCAATCATGAATGTATGGGTTTTTATGCCATGCCTACCTATTGCCTCTATTTCCTGCAAAAGAGGACAAATACTATATTCAAAATAATGAGCATCGAGCCAAAATGTTATCGGTTCATTAATATTACTTAATAGACCGTCCATAACGAGTCTGGAATCTCCAAATATTATATGAACATTATGATTGTCTTCAAATCTTTTAACACAATGATCATAATATCCGGGAGCTAATTCTATTGAATAAATAGTTTTAAAACCAGAATCTAATGCTAATTGAATACCGTCTCCAAGGTGTGATCCTGTCTCTACAAAAACAGGATTTAAATATTTCTGAAATAGTTCTTTACTTGCTGGCATCTAAATCGGGTGTTAAAATATGTTTTGCTTTAAATTCATTCCCCTGTGATAATTCATTAAATAAATCATAATTTCGCTGCCATGAAGCATTAGACCTGTCACCCGCCACCTCATGATACTGATGATAGACAATAGGATCAGCAGTTATCTCTATTCTTAACCCAAGCACTGCAATCTGGTGAAGAAAGTAATTATCCTCATAACCCATCCCATCCTTAAAGCGTTCATCAAACCCATTTAATTTTATCAGGTTTTTAGCAGTTATAGCAGAACAAAAATTATATGCCACGGGTCTTATCTCAGGATGATTATACCAGGAACGTTGCCCATCCATCGTGCATGGCCTGTCAATTCTTACAACTGCCTCCATATCCTCGCCTTGTGCCGTTGCATAGCAACCAAAAGTAATATATGTCTCATCAGTTACTCTCTTAGCATAAGTCAAGATATCCCCTGCATGAGAACATTCCGCACCCTGCATAATAATAATATCCGCACCCTTTTTTAAGGCTTCTAAAAATCCAGTATTGAACGTGGTAGAGCAATGTTTCCATGATTTATCTGTAAGCTTAACTACTTTTACATCATAAGGTAAAGTAGCTAAAATAATATCCATGTCACTTGCATTATCAACAATTATCACGTTAAAATCTTTAGCGTCATACTGCCTAAATGAATCCAATGTTTTAGTTAATTGATTCTGCCTATTATAGTATGCCAGTACAATACTTATCATCTGAATATCCCTCCCATGCTATGTGATTCTTTACAAGTGCGAAAATAATATTGTTCATCCTCTGGCATATTCTTTATGTCATAATAATACCAAGGTATATGCTTTGCAGTATATGGTCGGTTTGTTCTTATCGCATTATATGAATGATGATTAACTTTATAGAGTGCAAACGTTGTATCAATTGCGGCATTAAAATATTTATCATCCAATGGTTTTTACCAGAACTGTTTTTCCCATTCAGCAGGTCCAAATCCGGTATCAGGACAATCATTAATCTCTAAACTGAACCCGCATTTATCAAACTGAGGGTAACGCATCAATCCTTCTTCCAATACATTTAAAAAGTCATCCGGTATGCCTGACAAGGCTAGGTCAGGATCGGTGACAATGTAATTACCTGTAATACCGAACCTGCTTAAGACGTTTTGCAGCCATATCACCTGATGACCATAGTTCTGATCCATCCTTACAATTTGATACGGACTTTTTGAATAATACTCCAACAATGGGGGGTAATCCGAATGGTTATCTATAAATATTGGCTCACATCCTCGCTGTGCAACCCATTCTGCCAGTTTTTTAGGCAAGTTAATTCTATTGAAATTTATAATTAGAACTTTCATATTAAAAATCTATTACCCCCGGTATGTGACAAACATAATATTGTGGGGTTGGAATCTTAATCCCCTCTTTTGGCAATAAGTATTTTGCTATCATATCCCAATCATGTCCATATCCGTTGTTCCACTGTACATTCAGACTTCTCTTATGTGCAATAGAACTTGTACCTATGCGTCCGAGTGCGAGCAAATTATCCCTCTCCTCTTTGATTGTATGTTCGGCATTGAGCATCACATAATCGTTGTAATACACCCAATCATATTTTTCGGTATCAAAATTATCGCTGATAATCTGCAGGTGATCTTTGCCAAACATATCATCATGGTCAAGATAACAGATTATCTCTCCTGTTGCCATCTCTATCCCGGTCTGACGTACCACTCCACTAAAGTCAATCTGTTTGTCAATATACTTGAATTGTATTTTGGGGTAATTATGTAATGCGTAAGCCCAAATATCTTCTACCATTCTGTCTCCGTCTGAAACAATGATAAGTTCCGCATCTGTAAATGATTGTGCAAGGAATGAATTAACTGCTCGCATAAATTTTACTTCTGGATTTGATGCGCCACGGCTTCCTCCATAGCTCTCATATCCTCCAAGATGCACTGGCATTATAACTGATATTTTCATTAGTCTTTCAGATATTGGTCGAAGTTAAGTACAAGTCCCCATACATCACTCATCCCCTGACTCTGATACACGAGCCTTGGATTAAAGATGTAGCATGGATGTGCTGCCTGTATGTCTGTCAGGATAACATCGCCATTGCGAGTTATTACCTCTGGCTTAAAGAGTTCCAAGATAAAATCATACGCCCTTTCATGTATGCCTATTGCGTGTACGTAATACGCACGGGTGACACGATTGATATTCTCTGTTACAGGGATAGGTGTAGTCACATTCTGTCCTCCAAGGTACAGCAGATTCCAATCCTCCGGCACCTGACGTATGAACTTGTCAAATAACTCCACGAAGTTCTCATGGAACACCGCATCATCTTCAAAAAACAGAAAGTTCTTTAATCCAAGTTCTTTTGCCTCTTTCACGGCATTATACATGGTCTGAATCGTACCAATAACACCAACATTGAAGTTACCTGGTTCACATGGCAGGTTATATGGGTTGCCATAAACAAGTCCTTTAAACCGTTCCGCTACAATCCCATATTTGGCGGTCTCTTCTGTGAATTGAGCCAGTCTGTCCGTCCGGTGGTCGCAATTAACAAAAATTGCTTTGTCGAAAAATGTGTTTACTGTTATCATTTGTCTTGTTTTTCTGATTTTCCCTCCTGTGCTTTCTTTGCGTAGTCTTCTGGCCGTAATGCAAGTCTTTCATCCTCAACATATCTCAGAATTTCATCTTTCAGATAAGGGTTGTTGTCCTGATTGAGAAGTTCAAGTAAGCTACTTTCAAGATCATCCCTGAGTTCTTTTGCTACACCAAGTTTTTTGGTGTCGCCTCCGATTATTTCGAGCATGAGGTTGTAATAGCTACTCTCTATTGCTACAAGATATGAGTATTTGAAACTCCGGTGCATCCTCACAAACTGTACGATCTTTTTGTTTACAATGTCATTTTTACCCCTGAGT